CAAGGCTTCAATGCCAAGCAAGCCAAGCGAATCATTGACACAGTGATTCAAGAGGAAGACACCAAGCCTCGCTCAGTCTGGGACTTTGTCCAAGGCGTGACTGCTGTTGCTCGCAACATCAAGCATACAGATGACCGCCTCGACATGGAGAAGTTGGGCGGCAAGTTAATGGACAAGGCTATTCACTAAACCAAAGGGGAGCTTCGGCTCCCCGCAAAGGGGGATATATGAAACGTAAACGTTGGAAGTACAAAGTTTACTTCAGGGGTTCTGTTATTAAAACATTTACCTCTCGCAAAGCTGCTCGTCATTTCATGGAACATGCAAATGAATTTGATTTGCCACTTGCTATGCCTTGGGAAACAAGATCAGAGTTATTAATGATTGGAGAATTGAAATGAGTAATGCACAGGTTAAGTTTGCTCCAAAGACAGGCGTGTATTGGTTTGACTTTGCGACTTGGACTTTAAAGCAAGGCGATAAGTACAAAGAGTCAACAACAAATCATGTCGTGTATCAAGCAGCAGAAAAAGAATACAAAGCATATCTGAAATTGCAGAAGAAGATCAGCAAACTTCTTGAAGATAACTCAGTGCATGAGATACCAACAATCCTAAAGATGGATGACACTAAAGTATTTCAAATGGTTCATGAGATCTACAAGGATGGAGGGTTACATACCCCCGAAGAATTAGAAGTTGAGGGTGTTGGCGATGGGTTTGCAATTTACTTTAAGAATGTTGCCGGTGAATATATAGATGCAGAGGGTAACTTTCTGTGGTTCGAAACTGAACTCGAAGCTGAACAATATATCAAGGAGATTGGTAATGTATGAACAATTAATTGAAGCATCAACCGCTTTTTATGAATGGGAAGAACTTAGGTACAGCGGGAACTCACCACTTAGTGATGATGACAAACAGATATGGATGCAGGGTTATGTGTATGCATCTGAATTATTGAAACATAAGAACAGTCTTGCAGACACGAGAACACCTGATGAACTGTATAACTTTCTTGATGACAATGGTATTGAATACGAATTTGTTGAACAGTTTGAAGGCGTCAGAATATTAAGCATAGAGGTAGCTGAAATTGAGGAGGAGCAAGATGATTGAAGAAACAATTGAGTGGGAAGACATGGTCCAAGCGCATAAGTGGAATGCTTTACACAATGCTGCATCAGACATGGTGAAGCTTGGTGGTGGCTTTGCTTCTGCTTTAGCTAGCGCTTGGTATAAGGCTGACAAAGCTAACAAGAGAAAGATCGAAAACGAATTCTCTGATCTGTTCTTTCAGTACATGGATGTTGGTGACAGAGCTTGGTTCGGTAGCTCAATACATTAAGGAAAAACCAAAATGAAATTGTTTGTGATTTTTGGTGATATCTTTTTCACCGATGACGAGGCGTTGGTCCGCTCGGTGAGTAAGGCAGGTTTCTTCGAGGAAGATGACATCGAAGACATAGCAGATGGTGGAGACTGGATAACACCGCACTACTACAACGGCAAGATTATTTTTGCTAAATATCAAGAGGAGAAATGGAGATGACACCCGAAGATATTAAAAAAAAGTACGGCGAGGAGGCACTTAATATGTTGTATGACGATCTACTAGATTATCCAGTACATGAACTAGCCAACGCCATACTTGGATACAAAACAGAAAAACAAATAAGCAGGTGGATTGCAGAATTAAGAGCTGAGATGGAGGAATAACAGCATGAAATACAAAGCATCAGTTAGATATATGACTTACTGCAACGTAGAAGTTGAAGCAGACAACGAAAGCGATGCATATGAAAAAGCTTTTCGAGCAAGGATGGAAGAAAATACTAATCATCGACATGAGGGATTCGAAGTAACAAACGTTGAATTAACAGATGATAACTTTACCGAAGATCAGCGTGTATTTATGACAGCTTTTCAGAGCTGCGTAGGTAACGTCCCTTCTGATGTACTTAAACAATTCGTACTTCTTGAAGATGACAATGACTTTAAAGATATGGAATATTACGGAAGCCTTGCTGATGCAAGAAGCTTATGGGAATCAGCAAGAATACATTTTCAAAAGGAAACAACATGAAAAACTTACAGAAATTTTTAGAGAGAGAGAACTCATGGATCAAAACTACACAGGGTATCTGGAAGAAAACAGGTCCAGCCTTGTACGAAATTGAAACAGCAGAGGGTAGACAGCGTGTTGCCGATTCAATTGATAGCCAGTTAAGCCCAGAGAATCTTACTTGTGATGGCGAGTTGCCAGTTCGGGAGATCAATGCAAGGTACAAGTACCTGACTGCTGCTGCTGCTGATCTGCGCAAGCTAGATCCAACTGTCAAGTTCTGGGAGTACAGCGATGAAACTTACTAAGGCACAGCAACAGGCTCTTAAGCGGGTCTGGTTACGTGGGAGTGAGAAGACATACCTCCAGTTCCGTCGCGGCGTGGCGATGGGATCAGGCTGTATCATGGTTCACTGGTGCAACATGTGGCTTGGCATCGAGCCAGATGGGTATACCCATTCTTAAATCATGAATATACAGGGATAGCCTTCGGGCTATCTCCTGTATTAAAAATTCCTGAACGGGCGACTCATTATTTACACGCGCCAATTACAAAATATCTTTGAGCATGGTCATGTAGACTGGAGTCTTATCCCCCATGTATGCGCCTTCAATGTTGTACTCGTAATACTCTGCCGCCTCTTGATAACTCATCTCTTTGTTTAAGATTTCAATAATCTTGTAGCTATCGTAGACGGCAACCAGTCCAGTGTTTTTGTAGACAAGCCCAACAATTGCTTCGTCAAACTTCTCTTCATCTAGTAGCAAGATCTCTGGATTCTCATCAGCCAACTGATCTCTTATCGTCATGCCTTTACCCTCCCTGACTCTAGCCATTCCCACAAATCATCAAGCGCACGAAGCATCTGCCTCTCCATCGAGTGAGCAAACGATGACCTTAACTTAAATGCCTTGTAGTTAGTTAACCCAACCTCGGCTGCACATTTACGCACACTGGCTGCAGTCAAGATCTTTTGCACATCCTGCTTTGTCAAGTTGTTCTTTACAGCATCAGGGTTACGCACTAGTTGTTCAGCTAGTTGTTGAGCGCATACCTTCCGCTCATTCTTGTCGCCGTAAGTTAAGTAGATCCATAACTGTTGATCCATTGGCATCCTATCTATCTTGCCAAAGATCATTCCAGCCTGTGCATGAAAGTCGTATGCAGATAAACTGTTTTCATTACGAACTTTCATCTTATCTTTCGACATGAATACACCTGATGGTGTAGAGATGATTGGTTTGTTTCGCATACGGAATGCAAATCGGAGTGCTGCTTCTGGTGAGGAGAACATTACATTTCCTCCATGCAAACATACAAACTATCTTCCTCAGACCAGAGCTTCACAATGTGACAGTCGCATACCTGTGTATCGTCAAGGTAAAGCCAACGATTGAGTGAGTCCAAGACAATCTTGACAACGTTATCAACGTCCGGTTTCTTTGGTGGGATCTGCTGGTGAATAGCAAGATCTTTATCTTTCTTGGACCATGACTTTGGAATCTTGTAGTAAGCCACGATACGGGCTCTAACGCAGCCTTCCCAAGGCTTTTGCCCAGCCATGAGGGGTAACACTACATCCCTTATCAATGACTCGTATGAGCGTGTTAGCTGTGGGGTAATTGCAACCCCTGTCTTCTTTACAAAGTGGGGTCTACCTTTACCAATTACTTTCCCCGGAATAACAAATTCAATCTTCCGTGGTGCGGCGAGGTGGGCGGTAGTCGTAGCACCGCTCGATAGGAGCCGCTCGGTAGAGCTCACAGCGGCGGACAATTTTAAGTTGGTCGTATCGTTCATAGTAATGTCTGCATCCTTCGCAAGTTAAGCCCCGTATGCTTTTCTTTCCATCCGCTCGTTCGCTTGATGGGTTCTCCATACTTCAATCTCCAATTCAATTCGTTTGATTTCAAAGCGCTGGAGTTCTTCAGCCTCCACTGCATCCCTTAATACTTCCAGATGTTTGATGTACTCCGGTCGTGAGTAAGACTCACGCTCCTGCGCAGACACGCTAGTGAATCCCTTGCGCTCTGCATCTTTCAGAAGCAGACTTAACAAACTCTTTTTGTATTCTTCTAAGTACACGCGATGAGACTTAGCTTGACTGTAGGGAGCTCCCTTCATCCGGTATTCGTACAGTAATTTTTCAATGTCATGCATGTGTAGCTCCTTGTAAAACTGTTAACAAATCTTCAATAGAACCAAGGTGCTGTTGCAGCACACTGTGGCGTGGTCCGTAACCAAAGTCCTCTACTGTTTTGATCCGGCGAAACTTATCTTTAGAGATAGCGCCAGTTAACCTGACACTTGCAGGTCCAGTCACTGCTGCACCAACAAGAATGTCAGCCCTGACATCATCAATGTCATCAACGTACAGTCTGTTGTTGCTGCCGTAATCTTTTGATAGCGTCTTGACTTGAATCCTTTTGTCTGAATGCCTGATGTCTGAGCCATCGTCACCATAGAAAAGCAAGTCAACATGAAATGGAATACCTAATACTTTGCACAAGCCTGACTCACCCATCAACCCAATCAGATGAAGTGCATAGTCATCAATGTCAGTGGTGTACTTTTTGTTTCGTAGTTGATTTAGTTTCTTGGTCTCATAGATCAATGATGCGTAATGCAAGATCGTGTGCATCTCTGGTGCTGTGAAAATAACTTTCATTTCAACCCCAGCAATCCCTGCTTCCACATCTCTATGTGTGTGCGGCAGATAGCAGTCAAGATGTAGTCACGCTTTTCTTCTTTGTTCATGCGTGTACCAGTGTCATACTTGATATGACAGGAGTAGCACAGCCACGCTGTCATGCAGTCGTGAGCCTTGTGCCCCATGCCTTTGTCATGCTCTTGCAAATTGCTATGCGCTGCCACAACAGTGCCATCATCTGCAAAGCACATGACACAGCGCTGCCCCTTGGCAAGCTTGAGTAACTTGTCGCTTCTAATCGTGGTCATGCGTCCAACTCCCTGCCGTGAATGAGTCCGCCATATCTCTAAAGCGCCCACAATCTGATCTCCATTTCAGATTGGCTACACCTCTATTGCCTAACCAACGTGAACGAATCTTCTGTACATGTACCTCAGTCGATGCGTTTGGGTTGCTCACATCACGGTGTACTGCCACGATGTTGTCTGCCTTGTTGTAGAAGTGGGCTGACCCTGATACCGAGTAGCCATCTGGTACTGGGTAGGTTCCATCTTTGTCTTTGAACAGCTTGGCAGGGTGGGCAACCAACCAGATGTGGACTGACTGCTGACGGGCAAAGGTGCGAAGCTGAGTAAGGAATGAGGAGACATACTCTGTCTCGTTAATTCCTTCTTTGCGTCTTGTGTGATCAAGCTCGTTGTATGGATCAATGATCAACCCCTTCAATCCGTGTCGGCGTACCAGTACCTTGGCTTTATCCAAGACTGAGTCAAGGGTGGGTGTCTCTGGCAGGATGAAGTGAAAGTGTTCGTGCAACCACTGCTTGGCTTCTGAGAATTCTTTGTCGGTTACAGCGCCGGGTTTGATTCGCTTGCTCATGCGCTTCTCAAGTAACTTGGCAGAGTGCCAAGTGATAGGCTGATTCTCTGGAGAGCAGACACCAAAGACCCATCCGGCTTGCTCTGCAATGTTGATTGCCAAAGCGTCCAACCACTCAGACTTACCCATTGATGGGATGCCAGTGACCAGTGTCCATTGACCCGGAGCGGGGGTGTATAACTTGTCTACACCTTCCCATCCAGTGGGCTCGCCTTGGGGTAGCCCGTTGTCAAGCAAAGACTGAAGTTCATCTTCGATGTCCAGTACTGAGAACACACCCTCAACAGGGTAGATCTGTGCTGAGTTGATGCACTCACGCAATATTTCCACGCCATGTTTGATGAGTACCTCATTGGCATCCTTGCAATTGGCTACCCAAGTAACCTTTGCACACCTCTCACGCCCAAGTCTGCGGGATAACTCTTCTTCGAGGCGCTTGCCCGGCTCGTCTGCATCTACTGCAATGATGAACTTCTTGACTGCATCAAGGCGCTCGTCATTGAGGAAATCAAACTTGGTGTCGAATGACTTGGCTGTGGGGGAGGGTGCGCCATCGGGTACGGAGATGGCGTTCTTGAATCCCGCTACCTCGAGCGACAGCGCATCCATCTCTCCCTCTGTGATGATCGTGCATTCGTCATCGATATCGTCGTACTTGTACAGGATCTTCTCAGCCCCTGCGACTTGGCGAAAGTTCTTACCGCCATCCCTGTACTTGACGTTGACAACCTCACCGCCACGAATGTAGGGAAATGCTACGCAATTAGCCTCATCCTCGATCTGCGGCATCCACACACGCTCGACAGCAATCCTGTTGCGAGCAATGACATCCACTGTGATCTTTCGATCATCAAAGAACTGCAAGGATTTGTCTGTCAGAGCAGATGGGCGGTGCTCGGGCCTGACGAACAGCTTCTTGTGGGCGATGGTTGGTGCGTTGTACTCACCTTGGATGAGACCGCCAGACCAACCGCAATGCCAACAGTGCCAGACTTGTTTGTCTGTGTTGACGTTGAGGCAGGGGTAGGTCTTTTTCTGGCGTAGATGTGAGCATTTGGGGCACTGAACCTTAACTTCTGTGCCGCTTTTGCCATCAAGAACGATACCAAAATCTGCAAAAGATTTCATACCAAGCACTCCTTGGCATGAGCTTTGCTAATATTTATAAATATATATCTATAGTTTTCTAGAGTAAGATAGTTAACTATAGAAGAATAGTTAGCTATAGTTTTCTTTAATAATTTCTTAAAGAAATTATTATTAGTACACAAATGTATTAGATAACTATTTACAACTATCGAGATTTGTAATCGAACTTCACAAAAATTTACAAGATTAATCCCTATAATTTTTGCGAGATTCGTAACTGGTGTGTAACAATTGATGTATAACATTTTTAAATTGTGCTTTAGAAGAGTTATCAATACTTTAGCACAGCTAATAATGCCAAACAATGCTTTGATGTTTGAATCAACATAGGAGAATCCCTGATGGCATCAAGAAGAGAGTTAACAGCCGAAGAAATGGCTGATACACAGCGACTGCAGCAGCTGTGGAAATCGCGTGCACACACCCTTGGACTGACCCAAGCCAAGGCAAGCCAGATGTTTGGCTTTGCCAATCAAAGCGCTATCAGTCAGTACCTCAATGGGCGTATCCCTTTGAACATGGAAACTACGACTCGCTTTGCTGCGCTGCTCAAAGTTCCACTCGGTGATATCTCCCCAAGTCACGCAAGCAGAACAACATCAACTTCCCCACTGATGAACGCTATGAGAAAAGCGTTTAAGACAGGGGACAACTGTGATCTGATTGCTGTGACCAGCGGCATGCAAGACATCGTTGGCAACTCCGATTACCTTCTTGTTGACAAGAGCCAAAAGAAACCCGCTAAAGGCGTTTTCTTGGTGGGTGTAGGCGCTGATACCAAGACACTGCGTATATCGCCCTACAAGTCTTCCTATCGAGTTACAGGGCTAGTGCCAGGAAGTGAAGTCTCTCTACCCAAAGAGGCACTGGAAGCAATGAACATTATCGGCAAGGTTGCTGGCGTGATGATGATGCTTCAAGAAGACTTTTAAATCTGCTGTTAGGGTTTGTCATTATTAGCATTGCTATTGTAATTTGATCAAAGTCAATATATGATTGGCACTCCAACGCAAAGGTTGGTGTTACAAATCATAGGAGTTGACGATGGTCAAAGAGGTGATGGGACACGTTGTCCCCCATGTGTATCAAGCAATTGCCGAGGTCATGTCTCGGTTAGCCAAAGACGGTATCGGTAAAGACCGTCGCAATGAACAGCAGGGATACGCCTTTCGGGGTATCGATGATGTCTACAACGCACTAGCACCCATCCTTGCGGATGTCGGTCTGTGCATACTCCCACAAGTCAAGTCTCGTGAAGTCGTTGAGAGAACCTCCGGTAATGGGCGTACTCTTTTCTACGTCAACGTAGACGTAGACTTTTCTTTTGTCTCCACAAAGGATGGCTCTTGCCACGTTGTGTCCATGCCCGGTGAGGCAATGGATTCGGGAGACAAAGCAACCAACAAAGCAATGTCAGCGGCGTACAAGTACGCATGCTTGCAAACGTTTTGTATTCCCACTGAGGGTGACAATGATGCGGATGCAACAACACACAATGTTAGCGCCGCTCCCGCAGTCAAAGTCGTAGCGCCCAAAGTATCAGCAGTAAAAAAACCTCAGTCGCAAGACAAGCTAATCGGTGAAGCTGAAGTTCAAACTATCACCAACCTAGCGCAACATGCAGGTATCACGCTTGAGCAAATCTGCTCCAAGCACAACATCCCATTCATCGAATTGCTACCCCTTGCTAAAGCCGGGGATGTGATCAAACGTCTACAAGAACTGTCAGTAACCACAGGAGAAACAGCATGAGTTATCAACAAGCACCACAACAAATCTCTTTGATTGTGTTTAAAAACAAATACAAATCTAAACCTACACACCCTGACATGACGGGAACCATGACGTTGCCTGATGGCAAACAGATGGAGATCTCTTTGTGGAACAAGGTAAGCGAGACTTCTGGCGAAGAATTCTACGCAGGTAACGCAAAAGAAAAGTGGGTCAAGCCTGAAGGCTATGTGTCCAAGGGACAGCCTCGCACCCAAGCCAATCAGAACCGAGTCAAGATCGATTTCTAAATGAACTTCACCAATCTACACGGGCTACCTCAAGCCTTGGTGGATGCGGTGATGAAAGATTCATACGTGGGCGGGGGAGATATCTCCGTCACACGCTTGATCGATACACCACAACGCCGAGTCTTGGAGCGTAAGCACAAGAACGTCATCGTCGAAGATGTCATTGAGCGCATGTTCTCCATGTGGGGACAGGTTGCTCACGGCATCCTTGAGCGTAGTGACAAGGAAGCTATTGTTGAAGAGCGCCTGTACATGGAAGTCAATGGTTGGAAGTTGTCGGGTCAGCTCGACAGGCTACTTACTGCCAATGAATCCATTGAAGACTGGAAGACTCTCTCAGTCTTTAAGAAAGACTCGGACGCATGGGAGAAGCAGCTCAACATCTACCGCTTGCTTGCGCACAAGAATGGCTACAAGGTAAACCAACTCAAGGTCAACGCCATCTACAGAGATTGGCGCAGGTTTGAAGCCAAGCGGGGAGGGGACTATCCGCCCATTCCCTTTGCTGTGATCGACATTCCTGTCTGGACATTGGAAGAAACAGAGGAGTACGTTGCCACTCGGGTTGCCATGCATCAAGCAGCAGACCGTGGTGATGTTACGCCATGTACGGATGAGGAGCGGTGGGCAACACCAACAACCTACGCTCTCATGAAAGAAGGTGGCAAACGTGCCACTAAAGTAGCGCCAACAAAAGAGGAACTCGGAGACCCAGCCAAAGGATTCTTTATCGAAGAACGCCTTGGTGGATACCGACGATGTGAAGAATTTTGTTCTGTCGCTCCATTTTGTAAACAGTTCAATGGCGAACGCACACTGGAGAAACAAGAATGATCCTAGATGTCAACGAAGCAGCTAATTTTTTAGGGGTCTCAACTGAGACCATTCGTATCCTTGCTCGAGGCAAGAAGATCCCAAGCGCCAAGATAGGTCGCCAATGGAGATTTCAGCAAGACGATTTAATAACTTTTTTGAGGAGCCAATATGAACCAACAAAAAATACAACTGGCTCAGATGCACAAACAGCAGTACCTGCATGAGTGGATAGAAGAGTGGTGGGTTCAAGCGCATGAGGATCGTGAGTACATATCGTCTGCTGATTGGGCAAACGTTGCTGTCACCATGATTGCCATGCTGATCAACGCCTCAAGCGACAAGCTTGAAGACAGAGAGAAGCTAGCGTTTGAGACAAGCAAGATGATCCACGATGCGCTGTCAGCGTACAACCATTTGGAGCAGTGATGTTCTGCCCAGTTTGTGGGGAGCAGACAAAGATTCTGCAAACCCGCCTACTGGCAGATGGATCAAAGAAGAGAAGAAGAGAGTGCCTCGATTGTGAGGTGAGGTTTACTTCAGTCGAGAAGCTCTCTTCAATCCCAAAGCCCAAAGCAGTTCGCGGCATTAAACGGGAGAGTCAGGAGGTTGGTTCAGCACCTCCGGATCTCTCAAAGTTATGGCGGTGAGGCATGGAGTCAAAGCTTCGCTTCACCCCAAGTCAAGCGAGTAGGGAGGATGAGTGGGCAATGCAGTTGTACGAGTGTCGCAAGAGGTTTTGTGAACACGTATCGATTGCTTTGCAGACTCGCTCTCCTACCCGCCGAAGAGAACTCTACGAAGGATGGCGTAAAGAGTTTGGAGATGCAGCCACAAGAGATTGGGCCAAGTATGCAGAAGGTGTGTATGCGGGGGGGGATACCAAGCTGCTCGAGAACCTACGCAAGATGACGCAAGAGTTACCCAAATCAATTCCTAGTTACATGATTGTGAGGGAAACATGAATACTGAAGATGATGAGTTCCGCCGAATTGAGCGGGAGAATAAATTAAAAAGTAGCGGCATGGACTGCTGCACATACGACTGCATACAGGGTAGGGACTGCCCGGTGCGTAAAGCTAAGTGGTCTAACCTGAGTGAGAAGGAGATGTTATTGGCTTACGGCTGGGGTGAGCAGGAGGTTGCTAGCTGGCAAATCAGGTTTGCCAAGGAGAAGATTTTGGAAGGACTCAGAAGCGTTGAGTCTGCGATCAGGAGTAAGAACACATGAGCCGCAAAGGACCTAGCTTTGAGTCGTGGAGCATTGAGAATTTAATTAAGTTCTCCAGCGAGGCATACGAAAAACTATGCCAACAAGATGACTACATCCAGCAACTTCAATGCGATTTGAAGACTGCCATAGAGGCTTACAGAAAACTCAATGAAAAAGTTGGTGACCATGACACAAGATGAAATCATTGAGATGGCTAAACAGGCTGGATTTAGGATTGGTTTAGATATTCCAAGCATTTATGAGGCACATGAACGCTTTGCCAAGCTAGTAGCACAGCATGAGCGTGAGGCGTGTGCTTATTGGGCAGGGATTGCACTACTTGGCGCTGATCAACGCCTCTCGAATCGAGTAGATCAAGCCATCCGAGCAAGGGGACAAGCATGACTAAAGACGAAGCATTACGCCTTGCATTGGAGGCGTTGGAAAAACTCTGGAACATCATTGACGACATAGACACTTATAGCGATATGGCAAAAGCGGATGAAAAGCTATATCGTTCATTGGTTGAACGCAGACAGCGCCAGCGGTTTGAAGAAACTGGAATATCAACTGATGGCTATGAATTGCATGGGGGAGCCATCACCGCCATTAAAGCCGCACTAGAAGCGAAGGATGAGCCTGTGGCTTGGGCGATGTTGCATGACAATGGACATTTCATTGATGCAATACACCCTAATGAACACGCAAGAGTAGAAGGCGAATACATCACACCTCTTTACACCACCCCACCACAGCGCATATGGGTAGATGTGCCGCTAGATGAAATTCCAGAAATCTATATTGGCGACCTCGCTTTTGTGCATGGCGTTCAGTGGGCCCAAGCCAAACTAAAAGAATTAAACACCACCAATTAACAGCTTTGCTATACTAATGTTCGCAAAGCTTTGTTGATTAGTGCCTACTAGAAGGATCTGTATGGCAATCAAGCAAAGAGGCAGGGTCTGGTGGTACGAGTTTACGTTGAATGGGAAGTCCTACCGGGGCTCTTGTAAGACGCAAGACGAGCATCAGGCACAGGAGTACCACGACAAGGTTAAGGCTGCTGCTTGGCGGCACTCGGTGGTGGGCGAGAAGGTCAGGCGTACATGGGGCGAGACGCTCAAGCGCTGGCTGGGTGAGCACGAGAACAAGAAGTCGTATGTTGACGATACAAGGTACGCCGCTTTTTGGACTGAGGAGTTTGCTCGGGCGGGGGTTGTGTATCTGGATCAGATTACGCCAGACGCAGTGAGCAAGATTCGGGATGCCGAGGTTGGCAGAAAGCACAAGAGATCGGTGAATGTTGAGCGTGTGATTTCAAAGAACACGGTTAACAGGAAGCTGGCTCTTCTTCGCAGTGTGATTAACGCCGCGCATGCCGAGTACTTGTGGTTGGAGACGAGACCGTTGTTCAGGGGGTTTACTGAGAACAATGAGATCGTGAGGTTTTTGGAGCCGCATGAGTTTGAGAGACTGCACAAGGCGTTGCCTAGTCCCTACAACCGGATGGCGCTCTTTGCGGTTAGCACGGGCTTGAGGTTCGGTAACGTTGGGGGCTTGAGGTGGGAGTATGTAAACCTTGCAAGGAGAACGGTGACGTTCCCTAGTACCTTGATGAAGAATGGCAAGCCGTTTTCTGTGGCTTTAAATTCTTCGGCAACGGATGTGGTGAGAGCTCAGTTGGGTGCTAGTGATGAGTGGGTTTTTCCGAGCAGCACGGGGGGAAGGATTCCATCCATTCCCTCCAAGATGTGGAAGAAGGCGCTGAAAGATTCTGGGATAGAGAACTTCAGGTGGCACGATCTTAGGCACACATGGGCCTCGTGGTTGAGGCAAAGTGGGAAGGTAGGCTTGGATGTGATCCAAGAGATGGGGGGCTGGAAGTCAGCGGTGATGGTGCAGAGGTACGCACACATGTCTGTTGAGCATTTGGCGCAGAGTGCGAGTGTGTTGGATGGGGTTTTAAACCCCTCACATTCTGCATTCGCACAAATCTCACACAACAGGGGTGTATTGTGAGTAGCTCCTTACCTGCAAAGCTACTGGAATATGGCTCCTCGAGCTGGGTTCGAACCAGCGACCTACGGATTAACAGGGTGACAGTGGATACAAAGGTTTACTAATTAGTACCAGCATTTACTAGAATTGTTTAACTTACGCGCTAATCTAAACAAAGCTTTGCAAAGGTAAATGCAGTACCGTAAACACACAGAAGTCACACAGGGTTTATACCTACCAGACCTACGGAGTAAACATCCGTAGGTCTTTTTTTATTCATTCGATACAGCCACACCCTCAAACTTGGATCTGGTAAATGCTTTGGTAGCTTGAGCATACAACCTACGCTCCGCTTCCTTCTCGATGTTCTGGTAGTTGATGACTTGCTTTCGCATCGCTTCAGCTTCCTTGGTTTTACCAGCCCGAACCAAGACATCTACCTGCTCTTCAGCTTTGTAGCTGGGTCTTCGCATATTCTTGATGCTCTGCTCGACTGACTTCAGGATGGCAACTGTCTGCCCCAACTCAGGATGCTCCGCCATGATGGCTTTCCTGCGAGGGTCATCAATCTCGTACTTAATTGCATCGTTGTACAAAGCTGTTGCTTCTTTGAATACCCTTCGGAATGACTGAGCGTCAGCCGACTCAGACGGATAAGCCGAGAACCTGTCAGCCAAAGGCTCCTTCTCCCTTGGTACATCCATACCCCGAGCCTTCCTAGTCTCATTACCAAGGTATCTGTAGAGTTCGTTTGCCACACCGGGGGTATACCCTTGTATCAGATGATCAATCAAAGCGGGGCTAATGTCAGCACCCTTCTGGTTGAATCTATCGCCGCCGGTAACACGCTGAAGCCAGACAGTAAAGTCTTTCGATATAGGGTTAACGGAAGCAAAAGCTTTATTCACATCTGATCGACCCTCTTGATCGGGACCTGTTAACTCTGGGTAAATGGGACCGCCAAAGCGGTTCTTGTTCACCTCATACTGATACGGTGTGACACCAATGGTAGGCATCAAAACAGCTAAAGCCTGTTTATAAGGCTCCGATGCAACCTTAGTTAAGTCAAAGCCTGATCCACCCACGGGTGAGAACGCTTCAAAGAACGCTTGCATGATGCGCTTTGCTGTAGTGGTTAAAGGTACTGGTCCATTGACCGAGTCAGACATGAATACACCAGCAGCGTAGAACGCATTCCAGCCATAGGGTAGGGGGATAGCGCCCCATCTCTCATTTGGCGCAACTATGATCGATGTAGCCCGTTTGTAGATGGGTATATCGTCAACTACATTCTTGCCGTGCTTCTTCTTGTACTCGTCATCCTCATCATCACCCGCTGCTCGAGTCATCGTGCCTACTATGAAGCCCATTGCCGTCAAGCTTCCAGCCAAAGCGGCAAACCTACCCTTGTTGTTCCTTGCAAGCTCAACCATTTGAGCCGTACCCTGCACCGCAGGATTAAAGAACAAATACAAAGCTCGGACTGCTTCGTTATTTCCACGCATGTTGAAGTCAACCGTTACCCGGCCAGCATAATCCGCTGCCTGACGGGGAGTTGAGCCGTTCTTTGTCAAGGCTGAATAAGCCGCCAGTCTAGGAGCCATCTCCATTGGGATGGTCAGCAGCTCCATGAACTTGAGCATGCCGTGCATTTTGGACAGGGTACTCGTGCCGTGCAAAGCCTCATGAATCATTAGAGATTGCTGCTCAAGATCCTTGCGGTTAATGAACGAAGTCAAAGCGCCAGCAGATCTAGCTTCGTTGTAGATTGCCATACGATCACGATCAGCCTTGCCAGTCGTAGCCGTCGCAAGCAAGCGAGTGCCGCGAGAAATTGCAAGCAATGTTTTCTGGGCTGCTTTACCTGCTGCAGTAGAGGGTTGCATATCCATGATCGCCATGTGCAGTGCAACACCCATAAAAGGCACAAGCTCCTTCATCATCTGCCCAGCAGTAGCAGTTTTAACTTCACCATTGACGGCTGAGTTAAAGAACAAAGTCTGAACGTCTCGAGCGAAGTTAACCGTAATCCACAATGGGTTATAGGTAGTGATCAGCTGCCCAGTAAACCGAGTGATCTGACCAATTGCATGTAGCAAACGATTTTGCGCAACTGGATTCGTGCCGTATAACGATTCAACAATGGAACCGGCTCCAGTATCTTTAAACCTAATGGTTATTGGTATACCTCTTAGCCTTGCGACCATCACATCAGGCTGTCGAATGTATTGTTCGTTATCTATGATCTGAACAAAACCATCTTCACCAATCTTTTTAATCTTAGATTGCTCATTGATAGAGACAAAGTTCGGGTCATAGTTTGTTTCAAAGAATGCCAGAACTTTTAGTGAGACTAAATTCTTTTGACCACGAATAATGGATGCCTCGTAGCCAAGGATGGTTCTAGCCAGCACCTCTTGCGCAATGTCAGATCTACCAAGCGCTCTCTTATCACGAGCTTTATTCAAGAACTTGGTGCTCATGTTTAAGCTAGGGTCATCCATGAAGTCTTCGTCAACTTCTTTATTGATGCCAGACAGATTCCGGTAATGCGCATAGGCAGAACGTCTTGCTTCACCATCCTTCTTTGTAATCAATCCAGTGGCAATCTCATTGTTAATCTTCTTGTCGCTCATTGCATCCAAGAGTTTGCCGATCTCATTGAACTGCTTGGCGTAAGACTGCTGGCTTACAAAGTCAAGGATCTCCCTTGCAATAAGGGTGTCCATACCAGAGCCTTTTAGGCTGGTTGGATTAATCCTATTGATCTGCAAGTTACGCTCTTCAGCTGTCTGGGCAACTAGGAAAAGATTCAACATCTCATCAATAGTGGCGGCTTGGATTGTCCCATCCTCCGATGCGTACCCCTGCTTACCCTTTTGCTTTCTTGCTTCTTTCAGCAAGTTCATGATTGGAGTGACGAACTCTTTGTTTGCATCCTCAACCATGACAGCTGTCTGGCGCTCATACAAACGCAAGTCTTTGCGCAGATCAAGCTGATCGCTTACACGACCAATCTTCTCCATCTGCTCAACGATCCTAAATACTGGAGCGTACTGGTTCTGTAACTTGTTAACAGTAGCATTCCAGTAACCACGCAGTCTGCTAACTTCACGAGACTTCTCGAACGCCACGTAGTCAGCAGGGATCTTGTTGTCTCTGAAGAATCCAGAACGCACACGCTGCTCAACAGTACCCAATCTCCTCATAAACTGCTGAAGCTGATCGTAGTTGTCGAACGTATTTACAAACGATCTTTGGCGGATGTCTCCGTTCTTATTGGAAAACAAATACCATGTGTCATTTAGTGGGTCATAACGAGCATAGCCTGTGGTGTTACCACCTTTGGTAGCAAACAACTCATAAGGCAATTTGCCTTCAGCCAGTCGGATATCTCGAGGCGCACCCTTAAGTGGGCTGTATCCACCGCCATTGTCTACGTGCTGCTTTGCCATCTTTAGGCTGTAAGCCAATTCAGCACTGGTCATCTTGCCAAGGAAGTCAGCCAAGAAGTTAAAGCCAATGCTACGTAGACCAGCAATCGTCTTGCCAATCCACTCTGTTGCCGCTGATACCTCTACGCCATCAGCCGCCATGTCAGCCAAGACTTCATCGATGGCTTGCAGCTTGGTTACTCCGCCTTTAGCCACGGCAGCATCTACAGTACGGCGGACAACCTCGTTAGAGTTGTACATGTTCAGCAGGAACTGATCGAAGTCAGCGCCTTGGAACGCACGGTTGCCCAAGTGTCCGTAAATCTCATGGAAGAGGGTGAACTGCGTGTCCGCCTCGCCAGTCAAATAGTCAGCAAACAGGTAGGTTACGCCAGTAGCGCTATCGAACAAACCTTTAGCGCCCATACCTTCAGTCAGCATACCTGTGACTTGGTCACGCAAGGCTGCGGGCAATTGGAAGTGGCTGTTTAGCACCACGATCTGAGGAGCGTTCTTCCACTTGCTGGTAATCTTGGCTACATACGTATTGACCAACTCGTTGGTTAGAACGCCACTGAACATTCCTCGACGCAGCGGAGCATCATCCTCCCGGGTTGTCATGTCTTGAACATCAACTTCTTCGCCAATGTTATATAGCTCATCGGTAGAAAGATCATCTGTGTTCTCTTGTCTACCACTAGATCTCTCAAAATCTTCAATAGAAATTGTTGGGGATTCACCAGCAGCGTCTCTCTCTTCCGCTCTTGTGTCCCTAATCTGGTCAAGCGTGTCTTCCCTTGTCTCCCCAAAGCCCATGTCTTCGCGTAGCTTTGCACCATACTGAGACATGGTATTACCGGTTGATGTGTTCACCACATCTTCCATTAATCCATTCATTACCAGACTGTCAATGTGATCAGAAAGAATCTGCTCGGCTTGAACAGTTCCTCGCTCAAAGATCTCGCCTGTGGTTGGATCAACTCCAGTCATTGCAATCTGATTGACTGCATTAGCAGCATCAGTAATATCCCGTAGATCACTCAACTGTGATCTGATAATCTGGTTTCGGAATTGCCCGAACGTGGCATCATCCATGAACCGCATACCAAGAAGTTCCTTAATGAATGGAACTCTTGCAGATAAGTTAACTTCGGTATTAACAGCTTTTCTCTTGTTATCGATCCAAGTTTCAAACTCCTTTTGCTCCGCCTCAGACAAGATATCAAGAACTTGTGTTCT